AATGGCACACCAACTACTTTGGTTCTTGACGCTGGAACAGTCAGCGGCGCAACTGGTGGGGCTAAACAAATAACCATTAGCCAGACTTTAGTGGCAGGTAACTATTGCTTGGCTTTAGTTCCCCAAACGGTTGCGCCCGCTTCGGTAAGTTACATCTCACAACCAACGCTGACTTTGCCAGCAATGGCCCTTCTAACGATTCCTGTAAACCTTGGTTTTTCGCAATCGAATGTGACAGGTACTTTGCCCTCAACGGTTGGCACGCTATCGCAACAAAACACTCCTTTGGCTTGCGGCTACGGCATGGTCAGATTGAAGGTGGCGTAATGGCCCTGAACATTATTTATGGTATCGGCGGTTACTGCGCCGACTGTGACACATCGCACGATCATCCACTCAATAATATAATTGAGATGGAAGAAGTTCCAGACCAACTAGAAAATTAAAAAGAAAGGATGTGACATATGCCAACATCTTTTGGCGGTCGATTGCGACATGCATGGAACGCATTCACAAACGATCAATCTCAAAAACAACTATCGTATCTTGATGTTGGTGGAAGTTACGGACTTAGACCGGATAGAACACGATTAAATAGTTCTAATGAACGTTCTATTATTTCTTCTATATATACAAGAATTGGTATTGACGTTTCGTCAGTAGACATTCGTCATGTTAGAATAGATGAAAATAATCGTTTCATTTCTAGCATTGATAGCGGTCTTAATACTTGTTTAACTCTTGAAGCTAATATTGATCAGTCAGCGCAAGCATTTAAACAAGATATAGCTATGTCGTTGCTAGATAAAGGTACAATTGCTTTAGTACCAGTAGAAACTTCGATCAATCCAATTAACTCTGCCGGATATGACATAAAGTCTATTCGAGTTGGAGAAATCATTATGTGGTATCCAAAACATGTTGGAGTTCGAGTATATAATGATAATACGGGAAAGAAGGAAGACATAGTTCTTCCAAAATCTCTAGTATCAATTATTGAGAATCCACTTTATTCTGTAATGAATGAACCAAACTCCACACTACAGCGTCTTATTAGAAAACTAAATATGTTAGACTCTGTAGATGAACAATCTAGTTCCGGAAAACTTGATTTGATTATTCAGTTACCTTATGTTATTAAGTCCGAAGCAAGAAAGCAACAGGCTGATGCTCGTCGTAAAGACATTGAGCTACAGTTAAAAGGGTCCCAGTATGGCATTGCTTATACTGATGGCACTGAAAAGATCACACAACTTAATAGACCTGCCGAGAACAACCTTCTTAAGCAGGTAGAATACCTTACGAACATGCTGTATGGCCAGTTAGGTCTAACAGAAGAAGTAATTGCTGGAACTGCTGATGAAAAGACAATGCTTAATTATCATAGTCGAACAATCAAGCCAATTCTTGTAGCAATTACTCAAGGTATGAAGAGAACGTTCTTGTCCAAAACTGCTAGATCTCAGTATCAGTCGATTGAATTCTTTAGGGATCCATTCGAACTCGTTCCTGTCGGATCAATCGCTGAAATTGCAGACAAGTTCACTCGAAACGAAATTCTGTCCTCAAACGAAATTCGTTCAATTATTGGATTTAAGCCATCGACAGATCCAAAAGCCGATGAACTTAGGAATAGCAATGTTCCAGATCCAAATCAACAAACACAACCACCACTAGCAGAGAAAGGACTTCAAAATGGAAGCAGCTGACTTTAGTGGTTACGCATCAAAAGCTGGTTTGCGTTGTTCTGATGGTCGAACGATTCTTGCGCATGCATTTAAAGAACAGGATGGTATGAAAGTACCTCTTGTTTGGCAGCACATGCACAATGATCCTGAAAACGTCCTAGGACACGCATATCTTGAGAATCGCGAAGATGGAGTCTATGCTTATGGATTCTTTAACGACCAGCCTCAGGCTGCAATCGCTAAGGGTCTCGTTAAGCACGGCGATATCGAGGCACTCTCAATCTACGCAAATAAACTAGTCCAAAAAGGTGCCGATGTTTTGCACGGTGCGATCAAGGAAGTAAGCCTTGTTCTCGCTGGAGCTAATCCCGGTGCGTTTATCGACAATGTAAATCTCGCACATAACGATTCTTACACTGAACTCGAGGACGAAGCAATTATCTATACTGGACTCAATCTTGAGCACCAGGATATCAAACCTAACGAAGGAGAAAACGTGGCAGAAACCAAAGCTGCAGCCGATGCTGTAGTTGAACATGCTGCTGCTGCTCCAGAAATGACTGTCAAGGATGTATTCGACAGCATGTCTGAAGAACAGCAAAACGTCGTTTATTTTATGATCGGCGAAGCTCTAAACCAGTCAGGTTCTGACTCAATGGCCCAGTCCGACGAAGAAGAAAATGACGAAATTATCAAACATGACCAGGAAGGTTCAACTATGACCCGCAACGTCTTCGAGCAGAACAGCTCGGCTAACGAGAAGGCTACGCTTTCTCACTCTGATCTTCAGTCTATCATTGCTGATGCTCAGAAGACCGGTTCGTTCAAGGAAGCTTTCCTTGCACACACCGTAACTTATGGAATCGAGAACATCGATTTCTTGTTCCCAGATGCAAAGAACATCACGAATACCCCAGACTTCGTAAAGCGTCGTACTGACTGGGTTGCTAGCGTTATCAACGGTGTACGTAAGTCACCATTCTCGCGTATCAAGTCGATGTCTGCGGATATCACTGCCGATGAAGCTCGTGCTAAGGGTTACATCAAGGGCAACCTTAAGAAGGAAGAATTCTTCGCAGTTTCGCGTCGAGTTACTACCCCTACCACCATTTATAAGAAGCAGAAGCTAGACCGTGATGACATGATTGACATCACTGACCTAGATGTTGTTTCTTGGCTAAAGGCTGAAATGCGTCTAATGCTAGATGAGGAAATTGCACGCGCAATCCTTATTGGTGATGGCCGTGAGGTTGACAGCGAAGACAAGATCAACGAGTCTAACATTCGTCCAATCGCTTGGGATGATGCATTCTATGCACACCCTGTATCGGTTGCAGCTAACCTAAGTGGTGACGCAATCGTAGAAGCAATTCTACGTGCACGTACCGCGTACAAGGGTACTGGAACCCCAGTATTCTACACCACTGAGTCGATTCTAACCGATCTAATCCTTATCAAGGACAAGATGGGTCGTCGTCTTTACGCTACTGAGCAGGAACTTGCTTCGGCTCTTCGCGTAAGCTCTATCGTTGCTGTTGAGGTTATGGAGACTGTTCCAGACCTAATCGGTATCATTGTTAACCTAGCTGACTACACTGTTGGTGCGGATAATGGTGGAAACGTATCGATGTTTGACGACTTCGACATCGACTACAACCAGTACAAGTACCTAATTGAAGGTCGTATGTCTGGAACTCTAACCAAGCCTAAGTCTGCACTTGTTATTACTCGTGAGACCGGTAGTACTTCGGTTACTCCTCAGATCCCAACCTTCAACACCACCACTGGTGTTGTAACCATTCCTAACCAGACTGGTGTTGTTTACAAGAACGGCGATACCCTCGCAACTCTAAGCTCGGGTGCACAGACTGCAATTGCAGCCGGTGCGAGCATTGAGATCGTAGCAGTTGCTGCTACTGGTTACTCGTTCCCTCACAACACTGACGCTGACTGGGTATTCACCCGTAACGCTTAGTCAGGAGTGAAATGGCTAAATTCTATGGTGAAATCGGATATGGTGAATCTGTAGAAACAGCCCCTGGAGTTTGGGAGGACGTCGTTACTGAGTATTCGTACTATGGCGACGTCCTTCGCAACACCAGACAACTCAGCGATGGTGAAAATTTGAATTCTAACATCAACGTTAGTAATTCTATTTCTATCGTAGCAGACGCATATGCTAATGAGCATTTTTTTGCCATTAGATATGTCAAGTGGGCGGGGACTCTTTGGAAAATCACAGATGTGGAAGTAAAGAGTCCTCGCCTTATCTTGAAGCTAGGAGGTGTCTATAATGGGAACACGCCTTGAACTACAAACTCTGCTTGAGAATATTCTAGGTACTGGACATGTATATTTTCAGCCACCAGAAACACTAAAAATGGATTATCCTTGTATTATTTACAAAAGAAACAATGATAAAACTAATTTTGCAGATAACAAACCATATAATCATACAAAAAGATATTCTGTAACAATTGTCGATAGGAATCCTGATTCAGTAATTCCAGACAAAATAGCTCTCCTACCACTGTGTATATTTGATAGAAATATGACAGTTAATGGATTGAATCATTATATCTACAATCTTTACTTTTAAGAAAGGTAAATAACATGACACAACTTACTTGGGATGAAACCGGTAAGCGTTTTTACGAGACTGGCGTTGACCGCGGAGTCTTGTATATCCAGGATTCACTGGGCGCTTATACTGGTGGTGTAGCTTGGAACGGCCTTACCGCTGTTACTGAGTCCCCTACTGGTGCAGAGGCAAACCCTCAGTACGCAGACAACATTAAGTACCTAAACCTTATTTCTACTGAGGAATTCGGTGCAACTATCGAAGCATTTACCTATCCTGATGAGTTTGCACAGTGCGATGGCACTGCAACTCCTTCGGTTGGTGTTTCGGTTGGTCAGCAGACTCGAAAGACCTTCGGCTTTGCCTACCGCACTAAGCTTGGTAACGATATTGCAGGCGCTGACTACGGTTACAAGCTTCACCTTATCTATGGCGCACTCGCTGCACCTTCGGAAAAGGCTTATGCTACCGTTAACGACTCGCCTGAGGCATTGACCTTCAGTTGGGATGTTACGACTACCCCAGTTGCAGTTCCAGACCTTAAGCCAACTGCAAAGTTGACAATTGACTCGACCAAGGTAGATGCCACGGCACTAGCTGACCTCGAAGCACTAATTTATGGTACTGTTGGCGTGAACCCAGTGCTACCACTACCTGGAGATGTTCTTGACATCTTTGCCGATGGTCTAATCGAAGCAGTTCCTACTGCTCCATCATACAACTCGACCTCTAAGGTCATCACTATTCCGACCGTAACCGGTGTAACCTACAAGATCGGCGGCGTTGTCAAGACTGGCACCGTAACCATCACGGCGAACACTGTTGTTACCGCATCAGCAAACAAGGGATACAAGTTCCCTGCTGTGTCGGACAACGATTGGCTGTTCACTTTCTAGTGCAGTCATAGAAAGGAACCAGGGAATGCTCTCCATTACAATAAAATCAATCGAATTATTCGATGAAACTTCTCAAGAGTTTATCTCAACTGATGAAGTTATTTTAAACTTAGAACATTCCCTGGTCTCCCTTTCAAAATGGGAGTCAAAATGGGAGAAACCTTTTCTTAGTGATAAAGAAAAAACAGATGACGTAACACTAGACTACATCAAATGCATGACTTTGCCCAAAGAAGTTTCTCCAGAAATATATTTTAGAATGTCTAGCGATAACATAAAAGAAATAAGCACCTACATCGATGCAAAAATGTCAGCCACGTGGTTTAATGATACTATTACGCAATCTGGCAGACCAGCAAGTAGAGAAGTAATAACTTCAGAAATAATTTATTATTGGATGATCTCATTGAATATCCCCTTTGAATGCCAACTATGGCATTTAAACAGATTGTTGACATTAATTAAAGTTTGCAATCAAAAAAACGCCCCAACTAAAAAAATGGGAAGACAAGAATTAAATGCTCGAAATAGAGCATTAAACGAAGCACGAAAAGCCGAATTAAATACTAAAGGTTAGAAGGTGACGCATGACTAGAATTAATTGGAATAGTGTTGGAACTAGATATTATGAAACAGGCGTCGATCGTGGCGTATTGTATGTAAATGGCGAAAATGTCCCTGGTGTTCCATGGAATGGTCTAGTTTCAATTAAAGAAAAGCCTTCGGGCGTAACCAACACGCCTTATTATTTTGACGGTATTAAATATTTAAATACGTCAACTACTGAAGAATATGCAGCTACTATTGAAGCATATTTTAGTCCAGAAGAATTTGATCAGTGTGATGGAACGGAATACATCAAAAACGGTTTATATGTAACCCAACAAAGTAAAAAAACTTTTGGTATTAGTTATAGGACGCGTGTTGGTAATGACTTAAATGGATCCGATTATGCATACAAAATCCATCTAGTATATAACGCGACTGCGTCGCCTTCCGAGCAAGCAAATAATACAATCACTAGCGTTGAAGAACCTAATGTATTTAGTTGGGATATTAATACCATTCCTTCATTGATCACAGGGTTCAGTCCCAGTTCACACTTCATAATCGATTCAACAAAGGTAAGTTCAAATATACTTTACTTTTTAGAAACCATCATTTATGGAGACGAAATAAATGCTCCAAGACTTCCAACCATCACCGAACTATTAACCCTATTTGCATATGGTGTAACACTTGAAATCATAGATAATGGTGATGGAACATGGACCGCAGTTGGCTCTGACCAACTAATCGAAATGATAAGTTCGACTCAATTCGAAATCACTTCACCAAGTGCGGAAATGATCGATCAATACACCTACGAAATTAGCAGTTTCTAACTAAGGAGATAACATGGCTACTATTACAGGATTAACAGCATACAGAATGCTGCAAATTGAAAATCAGTCAATTGTTGACGGAGAAATTGTAAATGATAACTTGATTCTATCGCGCTTTGATGGAAATACAATTAACGCAGGAAACGTTAGAGGGCCTGAAGGTCCACAAGGTGGAACATTAACCATCAAAGGTTCTGTAAGTCTTATTACTAATTTACCAACATCTGGTAATTCCACTAATGATGCATATATTGTAGATGAAAACTCGCATATTTATGTATGGAATGGTACTACCTGGATCGATGCAGGGACAATGCAAGGACCCGCAGGTATTGGTATTCCCTCTGGAGGTATTTCTGGACAAATCCTAGTTAAAGATACTACTACTGACTATGATACTTCTTGGGCTGATAATGTTACGCCTGCTGTGAAATATCTAGTTAAGAATACTACTGGAACTATCGCAACCGCAGGAACTGTTATTTATATTACTGGTTCAGACGGAACAAATATTACATTTTCTCGAGCAGACGCAGATACTGAAATAACATCCTCCAAAACCGTGGGTCTAATTGAGACTGATATTGCAATTAATG